CTGGAATGATAGGAGAGACAGAAAATCCCACCGCCGCACATTGCACACAGATAACACAAACTGGCACGACTATAGTAGCGTAACGCAGGAAGCCAGTGAGCAATTCATTTCGTGGATAAACAAAAGTAGCTCATACAAAAAGAACGAAGTCGTTATTAAATCAATCACCATTTGCGGCAATGGCCCAGATAAGTACGCGATTGCTGTGCAAACTGATTTTGTCCCAGTAGACGAGGTGGCAGCATGAACGTCCTGCACGAAAGCGACGACGCGCACGGCTGGCTGATTGTATCCCAGGCTGACGTACAGTCGCTTGGCCTGTCAGCTGAAGACTTTACGCATTTCTCATACGCCACCGTTATTGATGGCGTTTATGTGTTCGCACTCGAAGAGGATTGCGACGCTTACAAGCTGCATACCGCATCAAAGTCCGCGGGCGTGGATTGGGACATCACGGAGCGCACTTGTAGCCGTAGCGATGTACGCAATTGGGACTGTATCGAGCTGTTACAGTCCCACGCTAAAGAATTGGCGGCAATGTGATGGAACACCAAACTGATCTTGAGGATTTAATCGCAGAAATCAACGAAACACTTATGGAGGAAAACGCCAGGAAACTAAACGCTATCGACGCCGCTGGTGGCCTCTACCATGTGCGCAAATACTCAAATGCCTTTGTTCCTGTCGCAATCGTTAACGATGTTCGCCACACTGGTGCGCATTGCAGTACATCTTATGGAGCCATGCAATCAGCTATTGATTTATGCGCGCGCTTGAGCGTTGAAGCTCTTGGCCTAATGAACCCGCCATGAACCCACCCAAAAGCCGAAACGCCCCTTCTTCTGGGGCGTCCGATAGGCGGCAACCTATCGCTGACGAGGCTACCAAATCAGAATTTACAAAACAGGAAACTACTATGACCATTATAAAACAAGCATTTCTTGATTACGCGGACAATCCCAGAGAATTCGTCGGTGATCTTATTGGCGTCATATCGTTGTTTGGACTTCTTTACATCGGATTAATTATTGGAGCAGCGCAATGAACATTTTGGCAAACGAAGATTTCCAGCTGGACGCGATCACAAGCCTAAGACTTTCTTTAGTTATGGCGATAGATGCAAATACGGACGAGAAGATCCGCGAGCATCTGAACGCGGCGAGGGTCGCAAGTGTCGGCCTTTCAGATCAAACGATTGAAAGAGTAAAGGATCAGGTTAGAGGCTTTCGGGACGACTAACCCTCGACATCTTCCCAACGATTATCCACAACAGGGCGTTCCAGCGGAGCGCCCTTTTCTGTGACCTCCCAACCGCAAGCTGCGTACCCAATGACGTCAAGCCATCCGTCACGTTTTGTCGGATCGTGCGAGATGCGGGACAGTTTGAGCATAATACCAAACGCTGCAACATCATGAGCCTCAACGTTCTTCTTTCCGCCCAGATATGCGTCAAACATCTTTGCGCAGCGGGTGAAGTTTTCGCGCGGCTCACCATATTCCAGGTTTCGCTGCTGGCTTACTGCTTTGTTTGCGTCGTTTATAATTTCTTCGCGTTCTGTGCTAGAATGGGATTTCATCGTCAATTACCTCGTTTGTTTTTTTATATTTAACTGATTTGATTTGTGCGTCTGGAAAGTTTTGTTTTGTTGCTGCTGCCATTAGTCCGAGTTTTGTATTTTCCCACCCAATGATCACCCTGGCCACTTCGTCGAGCGTGTAGATCCGCGTATCGCCCTCAACGCTGGCGGCGTCGCTTACATCGTCCACAATCGCGTATTTCTGGCCTCCAACATCCGCGGGAGCGTAGAACGTCCAGACCTTGCTGCTTTGCGGCTTGTGTCCGTCTTTAATCGCTGATCTCTCCAGCGCTTTCCACCCTTCAATAAGGTTGTTTGCTTTTTGGACGAGGTAGCTGCTGTCATCGCCCTGGACGGCGTCATTAAAATTTTGCCTAGCCTGTTCAAAGGCAACAGCCAATTTTGGCGCGGCTAGTCGTTCCAACTTCCCCAGGCCATAACGTTGCTCCAGCTGTCGAGCTACCTGGTCAACGCTATTGATCGCCGCCATCGCGGTATCGTCTCCCTTTTCACTGAACATCGGCGGAGCTTTATAACCTTCTTCTGCTTTTGATTTTTTTGGTTTGCGTTTCACGCGCGCATAACTAGAGCCACTCATTTAGTATCCCTTTCCCATCAAGCCGCACACCGTCCACGCAAACACTTACTTTCCGCATCCACGGAAGTAACGTGTAAGGGGTACGGGGGTTTACTTCCGCAATCTACTTCCGCAAAAACAGGGGTTACTTCCGCACTACTTCCGCATAAAAACAGCTGTTTTGGCGTTACTTCCGCAGAAATCGCATAGCGCACCCGCGTTACTTCCGCAGTTTTTGGCACGGAAGTGTCGATATTCCCGCAGAAATTACTCATCATATTGCCCTTTTGTTGGCACATAAACCCAGGCTCCATTTGTGAGCTTTTTGGTTCCTGGTTGATATTCGCGGCGTTTTTGCGACAGCCGTTTTGCGTGGTTCAGCTGTTCCAAAATCTGCAAAATGTGCGCTATTTTTCTCTGCGTCATGTCCGTGTGAGGCTCTAAATCTTTAGCGGTTGCCACGCCAGCATCTTGAAGCAGCCCTAAAACCTCTTGGCCGAATTCGGGCATCTGCCGGTTTGCTGGCTTTGATCGGTCTGCGTCGGCTGGGATCAGCAGCTTGTGCTTTTTGCATTCTTTTCTCCGCGCCAGCATCATCACGCGCCCCAGCTGTTCTTCAGATTTAAAATTAGTCATCATCGAATTCATTACCTGTTCCTTCACATTTTTTGCATTCTTCAAAACCGTCAAAACATGGCTCCAGGGCTGTATCGAAGCGCTTCCAAATTGTGCGCTCCAGCTCTCCCTTGCCATCACATTCTTTGCATTCTTTAAGCTCAGTCATAATCAAGCTTTCGGATCATCCGCAGCCCTTTGGCTTTCGATTGCTTGTTATGCACCACGTTTTCAATAATCTTTTGATCGAGCCACGCTTGTACGTATTGTTTAGCCGCGTGTTTGGGCATCGCGTACTCTGTGGAGATCCATTTTTGCAGTGATCTGTTTGTATTTACAGCGTGTGAGAAAGGTTCATCTGTTCCCCATCGCTTATCAATTTCCTCAAGAATTGTGTCCGTTTGCATCCGAGAAAGCTTTGTTGATGCTTCCAAAATCTCCGCAACTTCATTTGTTCGGTCGATCAGAAGCCCTTGCTCGCTTCTTATGAATGTTCGCGTTGACTTGTCGGCTGCGTCGTTGATTTTAACGATGCCACCCATAACGCACTGACCTTGACCACTTTCAAAATCGAGCTTCTGCGCAATAATGATTTCGTCATTTTCTGGCATAGCCCAAAGCCCATAGACCCATCTCGCGCCATCGACGAGCGCTGTCGTGCCGCGTATTGCTTCACGGGCTTGCGCTGATTTCTTGATCGAGAACGTGCCTTCTTTGCGCATGTGATGGGCGATTAAGACGTTAGAATTCGTTGCTACGCATAATTCGCTCATAAGCGTCCACCAGAATTGACCCGCAGCGGGATCGGTATTGATGTCAGCGTGGGCGAAAGCTTGGAGCGGATCGATGACTACGAGAGCCACGTCCCCCAAATCAATAAGCTGCTGCCTAATGTTTAAGTATTGCGGCGTAACAGTGTATTGTCCCATTGCGTTCTGGATTAGCGGGACAGGCCCACCGGCATCTGGAAGTGGCACAACGAACAAGTTACCGGCTGCGCGTTCTGCCAGGTTTGGCCCAGCGATACTTTCAATTCTTCTGTGGATACTGTCCGCGCTGTCTTCGGCTCCGAGAAACACTACTTTGCCGTTTTTTAATATCGTGCCACCGAGAGCTTGCTCTTTGTGCAGCGATTGATCGCCACCCGCTACTTTCATGCACAAGTCGAGCAGAATATAAGATTTGCCCAGGCCACCGACCGCTGCAAGCAAACCAGGAACACGCACCGGCAAAATGTTGTCGATCAGGAATTCCATTTCGGGGGCAGGGCCGGCGTACCGATGCATACCCCAATCTGCGATAGTTAAGACGGGAGGGGCGGTCGGCAAACCTATCCCCTCCCTACCTGGCGCCGCAACAGGAAGTGCAGCGTCAGGTGTTTCGGAGCCAGCTTCGATCTCGTTGAGTATTCGCAGCTGGCCGCGCTCCGCGCGTTTTAACTGGTAATTTGCACGTTGTTCAAACAGTTTTCTGCCGCGCTGGTCGTCATCGAGCGAAGTAGATCTGCTTGCTACCTTGAATTCATAGATGGGCCAAGCGTCCTCAATCAGTTGATCGAGCGTTGGAAGTTTACCTTTTTCCGCCCACCATGTTCGCAGCGTTCCAAGTATAAGCTGAACCATGTAAGCCTCGCGCCCATCAACTACATCGCCCCACATATTTGTAACGGATTGGTTAAGCTTGCTTTCGCCATTGTGGTGAAAGTTCTCTTGTAA